CGAGGTCTTGCTGGTCATGTATGACGGCGCTCCCCGATTGGGGTTCACCTTTCGAGACGGAGTCAGCCTCTTCTACACGATGACGAACCTCACGGACTACAAGCACGCTTCGGCGGCGGCCAGCAAGGGCAAGTTCATCTGGCGCGCCCTCTACCACGGCGTGCCTGGGGCTGGCTCGCCATACGAAATTATCTAGGAGGTTGTTATGTCCAACTGGAAACTTTATGTCGGCGCGGCGATCGACACGGCCATGAAGTGCGCCGTCCCGCTGCTGATTCTATGGATGCTCTGGTATCTCATACGAAAGGGATGAAACCATGACAATCGCAGAAGCAGCGCGGCAACTCGCCGAGGTAATCTGGACCGATCAGAAGTTGACCGATGCAAAAGCATACGTCGGCATGGTCGAACGAACTGCCAGGGCAATCGTCCACGATGTGGAACGCTACACGCACGAATGGACTCACCACAGCAAAGTGCGATGGATTGAAGACGGCAGGGAGCACGAGTTCAAGAAGGTGAAGTGATGGGCCGCCCGAAGTTAGAGCTTGACGAGGCCGAGATGGAACGGCTGGCGAAGGCCCAATGCTCCAACGTGCGCATTGCCGCAGCGGTGGGGTGTGATGAAGGCACATTGAGAGGGCGTTTTTCCGAGCTTTTGACTAGGTGGCGAAACCTCGGAAAAATCAACCTAGAAGTCGCCATGATGCAGAAGGCCCTCGACGGCAACGTGCCGATGCAGATTCATCTGAGCAAGCAATACCTGGGCCACTCGGACCGGGCCAGAATCGAAGTGTCGGAAGCGCCGGCCGATCCACTTGCGGCCTACGCTGGTGACCCTGAACTACGCGAACGTGCCTTGCAATTGGAAAGGGATTTGTATGATGCGGGACACGCTTTGGACACCAGCGACACTGGGCAGGCTCACCTACCGGGGGTGGGCATTCCCGCCGCACATTCAGAAGCTGGAAGCGTTTGTGATGCGGCTGCTGAGCGACCCGATGGTGAATCGGGCGATTATCCAACTTCCAGTCCGGCACGGGAAGAGCGTCTACTGTAGTCACCTACTGCCCTGTTGGCACGTGCTGACAAAACCAGACCTCGGCGTCTGGGTGGTGACTTATGGCTCGGACTTCGCGCAGGAATTCGGCTCCAAGAACCTTGATCTAGTCAAGCAACATGGCCCCGCTCTTACCGGATTGCGCCTACATCCCGACTTCCAACGGCGCGCCCATTTCCGCATTGCCCCACCTTATGCGGGTGAGTTTCGCGGCCTGGGAATCCAAGGTGGCCTGGCTGGCAAGGGTGCCCGCCTCATCATCTGCGACGACCTCATCAAGGAGTGGACCGAAGTGGTTAGCGAAGAGGCCCGGGACCGAATCCACCAGCGATTCCACGGGGAAGTGCTCAACCGGTTGGAGCCCGGCGGCAAGATCATCGTCATTATGTCCAGGCGGCATCCAGACGACCTCAGCGGACGACTACTCGCGTCAAATGCGCAGTTGGGACCAAAGAACCGCTGGCACGAACTCACGTTCCCAGCCCTCTCAGACGACGGAAAAGCGCTTTGGCCAGAACGATACTCCGCCGAGGAACTGATTTCGATCCGGGAAAGCCTGGAAGTGAATGGGGTGCCCTGGGTTTGGAGCGGCTTATACCAGCAAGACGCCTCGGCGGCCATGGCCCTGACCGAGTGGCCGCCAGCGTTTTTCAAGGACGTGCTAGTTGACTCGATTCCGAACTTCAAGCCCAAGATGCGGTTGATGAGCCTGGACCCCTCTTGCGGCAAGGACAAGCGGCCGGGTGATTTCGCTGCCCTTTTGGCAGGCGATGTTGACAAAGACGACGTGCTGTGGATTCACGATCCGAAGCTCCTGAGAGTCCCCCTGGACACGCTCGAGGACTTGTCAATAGCCATGGTTCGCGAGTATCGGCCCCACCAATTCGCTATCGAGACCAACGGGTTCCAAGAGGCGGTAGCCATGAACATCGCCGCAAAGTGCCCTACCGCTCCAATTTTGGCCTATTGCAGCATTGAGAAGAAAGAGACGCGCATCCGAATGTTGCTGTCATCGCTATTGTATAGTAAAAGGCTCAAGATACTGTCAACGATCCAAGGCCGGATGATCCTCAGTCAACTCCGGGACTTCCCCTTGGCGTCGCATGACGATGGCCCGGACAGCCTGGCCCTTATGTGCCAATGCTGGCGAGACATCCTCCTGGGCGTAGGTGGCGAGACGGGCGGAAGCGTGCCGATCCTCACGATGTGAAACGGTACCAGGAAATACAGCCGAAAGGGGGGGTGCGCGATTTCGCACTTCCCCATCAACTTTGCGCAAAATGCCAATTTTGCCCACATTCCGCTTGACGAGACTTGAGAAATCTGCGATTCTCCCGATATGGACAACCTTGAAACACACAACGAATTCGCTGCCGGCCCGGAAATCTCTTTGGCGGTTCTCCGCCGAACTAGGTTGTCCAACCGGGCCGGCAGCTTTTTTAGGAGACAATTATGAGTTTGAGTATCGACTGCCGAAACGGACAGCTTCGTAGGCTCTACGTGCACGGCCACAAGGGCTCGGTTAAGTTGTACCAAGAAGACGTTGTTATCACTCTGGCTTCTGATCTTGAAGACACGGAAATCGTCGTGTTCATTCCGCGTGACAACGCAACAGCGATTGCCGCTCGGATTCTGGAACTAGATGGAGGTGACGCATGAGCCGACTGACGAGCATCGGGGCAAGTGACGCGCCGAAAGTCGTGTTAGGACCCCAGTTCCCAACGTGGGCTGAGAAAACTGGCATTGCCGCCCCGCCCGATTTGGATGCGGTAGAGGCCGTGCAGTGGGGCAATATTCTTGAGGGCACGATTGCGGCTACCTACGCCGAGCGAACCGGTCGCAAGGTCGAGCACAATGCGAACGCCGCCGTCACTCGCCATCCGGAGCTGCCATTTCTGACAGCTACGCTTGACGCAATCCAGACCGATCGCGAGCGAGGCATCGGTGCATTGGAGGTCAAGAACGTCGGCGAGTATCTATTGAAAGACTGGGAAGACGGCCCACCACTAAGATTCCAGGTCCAGCTTCAACACCAATTGGCCGTAACCGGGATGCCCTGGGGCACCCTGTGCGCGCTCATTGGCGGCAACAAACTCCGCCATTTTGATATGGCGCGAAACGAGCGATTCATTCATTGGATGATTCAGAGGGAAACGGAATTTTGGGCAATGGTCGTCGATCGCGTACCACCCGAACCCGACGGCTCGAATGCGACCACCGACTGTGTCAAGTTGCTTTATCCCAACTGCACGTACAAGATTGTGGATCTGCCGGCAGAGGCCGTCGGCGTCGACGAGGAGTTGCAGGTGCTCAAAATCGACCTGAAACGCCGGACGCAGGAACGGCAGTGGCTCGAAAACAAAATGAAAGTTTGGATTGGGGATGCGAGTGTCGGAGTGCTGCCGAACGGCGTGCGCTATAGCTGGAAGCAACAGACCGCCCACCACGAAGCTAAGGCGGCTTATGATTCAATTTACCGCGTATTACGGAGGAAAAAGGGATGAAACCACTGAACAGCCCGCCACTGAGTGGATCTACGGCACAACTCGCAGCAGCCACAGTTGAACAGCCGGCACTACTCGACCCGGTGATTCGGGCAACGGTCAATCGCCAGTCGATCTTGCAAACATCGGCCGCGTTCCTCGGCGTCGATCCCAAGCACGTCTACAACGTGCTGCGTGGAATCTGGGGCACCACAAAGGGGCAGCCGGCTTTGACCGACGCCGAGATTTGGCGCGGACTTGCGTTGATTTCCCGGTACGAACTCGACCCCTTCGCCCGTGAAATCTACGTCACGCGCGACAAACAGGGGCGGCTGATGATCATCCTCGGTATCGACGGATGGATCAGAGTACTCAATCGGACCGATCATTACGACGGATTCGAACAAGAGTTGGAGGAGCAAGACGGCAGGATTCTCTCTGTCACCACCAGCATCTACAGCACGAAGCGGAGCCACGCGACGAGCTACAAGGCGTTCGCTTCGGAATACGTCAAGCTGGGCGGATTCATGGCAGAGAAAATCCCCGGCCACATGTTGCGACTGTTC